CAAACAAACTTAGAAGAAGAATCTTCACCTGGAGGAGTAAAGTCAAAACTAGCTTGATCTAAAGCTCTTGCGTCTAAAAATGTTTCTATGGTGTCTGCATCTGTTTCTGATACTGAGAACTTTAAAGAGTAAGTTTTTGGATTTGTATGTGCATCCAAGCCGAACAAAACTCGATGCTCATATCCATCAGCAAAACGAACTACACGTTTAACAGGTGCTGAGTTTTTCCGAACTCCATATTGCGGATTAATTGAAGGAAATGTTGCCATTAGTATAAAAGTCCTCCAGGTCTTTGCTGATTGACAAGTTCAGATTGAATTGCTGCTGCAAGCATACTTCCTAACTCTTCAGCTTGCCCTGTATCTCCTTGAACTGATGAACCAGAAGCATCTACATTAACTACCACGCTTGAGCCTCCTCCTCCCAAATCGTGATTCGGAACAATATTACCGCTAGAACCTGGAACGAATAATTCTGGACCTTTTTCTCCAACGATATAAGGTGAACCTCCCTTTACTGGGCCTCCTTTTGCTTTAAAGAATTTATCAAAACCAGGAATCCCCCCTAAAAAGGCATCTATCCCGTAATTAAGTAGCTTATTAGCAATGCTTCTAAGTACATTATTTGCTACCTCACCTAATGTTTTTGATCCATCTATAGCTGCATTTATGCCATCAACTAACCCACTTTTTATCGTTGACCCTATATCTTTCCATAGTGCTAATTGTTTTTCTGCTGCTGCGTTTGCCTCCATATTTGCAACAATACCGTCTATTTTTAACTGATTCAGTACTTTCTGATCCGTTATTTGCTCTTTTAGTACTTCTAATGCAAGTATTTTTGTTTCCCTATCTTTAACACTTAAATCACCACTCTGTATATCTGCTTCTAATGCTTGTGCTTTATTGTTTAATAAATCTATTGTAGTATCATTCATCTGTTCTAAAGTAACCATAGTCTTTGCTATAGCAGGGTTTATACCCTTACTTCTTAAATCTAAAATCCTTTTCTGTATATCTAGATTATACTCTTGCATATACACTTGTTCCTTAAATTTAGCATTGTAGTTTCCAACAATCTCTAGGGATTTAGCATCTATACCAGCAGAGACTAGCCCTGGAATAAGCTTATCTCTTTCAGTTTCAAGAGCAGATATTCTAGCTTTACCTTGCCTGGTAAGTCTAGGAGTACCTGAACCCATGAAACCAGTTGTTTCCAAGTTACCTGCTTGTAAATTACCCACCAAACCTGCCCCAGTGTTGCTTATAGCCGCTATCTGTTGTGTTAAAGATTCATATTGTTGAACTAAAGAATTGTCCTTACTTAAGCTTGTAAGACCTAGTTTTTTCATCTTTTCTTCATCAGAAGAAATACTATCTACAAATTCAGCAAAACTTACTTTTACGTCTGTTAGAGAAGTTTTAAAGCCCTTCATAAATTTACTCCAACCACTATCGAAATTCTGTAAAGCTAATAAACCAGAAGGCCCATACCTTTCTTGAAGATCCTTTTGTACTTCTAGTAAGGCTGCGTTACTGCCTCTTGTCTTTTCTATCAGTTTTATTTCTCTTGCTCTCTCCGAATTTAAGAAACCTAAAGCTTCTACCGCTTTATCAGCATTGAATTTTAGGGGATTTAAAGCCTCACTTAAATTTTTAACTGAAGTTAAAGCATTTCCTAAAACTGTAGAAATAGCTGTAGCTGCAATACCTCCTGCAAAACCTCCACCTGGAGATAAAGATTCTCCTATTGCTCCACCTGCTGCACCCAAACCTGCTACTAAAGGATTCTGACCAAATAAGAGAGGGAAACCACCACTAATTAAAGCACTTTGAGCTACTCTGGCTCCTCTACCGCCACCAGCTTTTCTAGGAAAATAAGGGCTACTTTGGTTAAATGGAGAGTACGGAGTACCCTTAGATTTACCCCTTCCTCTTCCCGTTCCACTGACACCTTTAAGCCCTATATTCTCTATTTCAAATTGTCTTAAAAGAGAGTCTAACTGCTGCTTATCCTGTGCTGTTATTGCTTTCTCCAGTTGGAGTCTCTTAGAAGTCGTATTTACACCTTTCTTATCAAATTTAGCCAACAGTTTTTCTATTCTATGCTTCTGGTTCAAAAACTCTAATTCTTTCTTACTTGTTATCTGTATTCGCTTTGCCCTCTGTTCTTCCCTGTGAGTTAAGTTATCCAAATCTTTTAACTGCCTTCCTATCTCACCTGCATTTCCAAAACCAGAGGCATTTTTTGTCTGCCCCATTGAAGTGGATATAGCACCGTATTGTTTTACTAAACCTTGTATTCCTTTTTTAAAGTTGTTTATTTCGGGACTACTTATACCTTCAAAAGTAGAAAGAAGAGTTTCTAAATTCTGTCTTCTTCTAAGTAATCTAGTGTGACTTGTAGCAAACGTACCAGTGCCTTTGCGTTGGAGATCTATAGGTAAAGCAGCCCCTCTTTTTGGTATTGGAGGGTTTTTATACCCGTCATATATTTGAGTGCCATGACGATCTATAGGACCGTGCATCCTTTGACCGTAACGCCCTTTTCTTGCTCTATTTTCTAGTTTTCTAGCTGCATTTTCTTTATCAATAAGTGCTTTCTTTTCAGCAGCAGCTTGCTTGTTTATTAAATCTAGTACCTTAAATTCTCCCTCAATTTCTTCGTTTAAAATCTTAAGTTTTGATTCTGCAAACTGTATTTCCCCTCTTTGTGAAGCTTTAGAAGCTTCACCAAGTTGTATTTTTCTTTCTTGAACATCTAAACCTAACTTTTCTAGTTTCAGATTGGCACTTACAGCCCTTCCTTGTCTTACTTGGAAAGCCTTGTTTCTATCTACGTTATATCTAGTTCTTCTTTGATCTTCCTCTGCTTTTCTTCTTTCACGTAATTCCTGTGCCCTTTGCTGTGCTGTAGTTCCTTGCTTTCCTCCAACTTTTACAGCTTTACCTAATTCATTTTGTATCTTGGTCTTTAGGTTTCGTAAGTCCTGGCTGAACTGACGAGTAGCTAACTCAATATTTACTGTATAGGTTGCGCCACCGTCTGCCACTAGATTACCTAATCAATAATAATAGTTTAGCGCACGTTCTTGTATTGGGACTTTCTTCGAGCATCTTCGTATGCTTTTTCTTCTCTTTCACCTTTTAATTCAAGATATGCGCTCCATGCGTATAGCTCTTCTGTTGTCATCGTAGTTGCTATCTCCCTGTGTGTTTTGCCTAGTTTTTCCGCTATAGCAAATTGGAGATAGAGGTAACTATTCTTCTCCAGTTGTGCTTTTTACGGCTTCTGGGTCAACCTCATCCCCCAAGTCCTGCATCTTAGCCATGATGTCCAGTAAGACGCTTAAAGGAACTTCTCTCCTTAGAGACGGTCTATCTGCCTCTGTAAATAAGGATTTTCCTGAACTATCTTGTGCTTTTTCGATAATTACCTGGAGCGCAAAATCAAGGCTACCTTCTTCGTCTCCCTTACCCATCGCTCTTAGTGTGGTATTTATCTTGTCTCTGTCAGCAATAGTTATAGGGGACCAGAAGATCTTAAGTACTAAATCTTCCCCCTTATAAATAGCGTAACTACTACGATTTTCGACATTGTAAGCTTTTTTCAGCTTATCTATAGCACGTTCAGCAGCCATGTAATTTTGTATTTACTCTTGTAGTATAACCTATAAATCTAAATAAGTTTTAGGTTGGTAATTGTACGGTGTACCTCCAGATAAACCTGAATTTCCTGTGTAGTTATTACTTCTGAAGATTGTTTTTCTATCTGTCTTCCGTACAACAAAATTCTTGGAACGGAAAGCTCTATTAATATCTCTCATTAAGTATTGCGTATCGTTCAAATAGATCCTGTACCAACTAGGTTTTGGGTTTATTTTAGGTGTTAAATTTTTAGTTCTTCCATGTTGAGCGTATGTAACCTTCTTACCCTTTGTATCCATCATATTTTGGAAATGATGTATTTTTTCTCCCCAGAAACCCGTTGCAAATAAAGCGTACTCAGAAGCGTTACCTATATATAAAGTCTGTGATATAGGTACTACAGGAAATTTTGGTCTTCTACTAGCTCTCGGTTTTCTAGCTTCTTTTATAGCCTCTGTATTCCAGAAAGGAGGATTAGGTTCTCTTTCTAGTTCACCTCCCATAACAGGAGCAGTACTAACTACCCAACTTTTAGCAAAACTACCTGTCCACCACGGTCCTTTTTGTTGAAGAGTATGAACAATCTCTTTCGTTGCCTCAGTTCTTGCCTGTTGTACGGCCTTTTCAATATCGTTAGCAAGACTGGTTAGTTGCTTCCTTCTAGGCATTGGCTGTAAAAGTGCAACTGACTGTACTTAGATAATGGCTGTTATTTTCGTTGTCGGTAAAAGACGGTCCAGATATTTCTGAAACACGGGGAGATACAGAGTAAGAGTCTGTATAGTCTGAAGCGTTTACAGAAATTAGAGCATTAATTACGGACTGCGATAGGGAAGAAGAAGCTGCACTTCCTTTGTTGCTAGGGGTGAAAATACCGCAACTGATCCTACCACTGTAGTAGGCTTGAGAAGCTCCTTGAGGTTGATAAGTTGCTTGATCAAAGTCTAAACTTACCAGTACATACTTCTTTGTTTTACCAGGAGTTGTGAAAGGCATATTATCAAATACTACTGTAACAGTGGCATCAGCAGCAGCTACAGTAGTCTTTATTGCTGTTTCAAAAGCAGCCCTAGCGTTGACTAAACTCATTAGAACACCACATCTATACGGAAAAGATACTCCTGACCACCCTTAAGTGTCCTTATATTCGTTATCTTTGCAATCCTAGTAGATCCCGAAAAAGTAAGCGTTATTTCATCCTGTAACAAGGGTTGGCTATCTCCTATTAAATCAGGTGTCACGTAAATACGAGCTTCGTTTTCTTGATAACCCGTATTGCCTTGGGATACTACAAATTCTATAGGAACTTTTATTGTGTAGGAAGTGTCTGTAGTAGTTACTGCTCCTGTAGCAGTGTTATAGGCAGGAGATGTTTTACGGGTGTAAACAATGGTCGTATCTAAAGCCGAGCCAAGATCAGAAATTACCTGTTTGGCAATTGCTTTAAATGCTGTGTCTAATGCTCCTGCCATAATTAACCTCTAACTACCCGAACTTGATAGCTGCCACTTCCACCAAGACAATAAGCACCAAGATAGGACTGCAACCAAGGATAAACGTCAAAAACATTGTTAATCGTTCCAACACCCTGACTATCAGTGTTGTATTTAACCTCTATATCTCCTAGTTTTACCTCTTCATAAGTACCATCAGTACCTTTGTTACCAGTTATTGCATCTGTTTCATTCGCTAATGCTCTAGCTAGTTCATATTCTGCGTATTTGATACTTGCAGGAATCGCAGTACAAGCAAGTTCAACATCATCAACTTCATAATTATTTCGAGGCCATTTTAATGCTTGATCTTCATCACAACGATCACCATAAAAATTAAGACTATCAATCCATCTGGTAGCAGATATTAATGCTCGATTTTTAGCATCATCACTTTTATTATCCCAAGTTGTTGAATCTGGGACGGTTTCAAAATAAGTGTCTGCTTCAGCTAAAGTCACATAGCTATTAGCTGTTGCTGACTTCAACGTGGCAGTTATTGTTGCAGCCACAATCCTTAAAATACATTTCCTCTATATTGTAGCGTCATAAAAAACCCCCACCAAATAAATGATGAGGGTATAAGGTTTCCAACCCAATGCGATTTAATTATAAATCAAAGAGTTGATGTGTCTAGAGGAGTGTTAACTGTTAACTGAACCATAGGAATTAGGTCTGCATCATAAGTTGCAGTCCAGTTATCCTTATTACCAAGAACACTATTGGTTGGGTTGTCAGCAGCATTGCCCCACTTAGTACCCATTACGTGATAGCAAGTGTGGTAATCAACTGATAGAACATCCTGCTTAGACAAGATATTACGATCAGCTTCAATGCGTAGCTCTTGCTGAACACCTTCAAGGATTGTTCCAGACTTAACCAAGTAGCAGTAGTACTCCTTGATATGACCAGAAGAACCAGGCTGAACTGCGTTCACCTGAGAATCCATGATGACATTCATGCCAGCAAATGTGCCGATACTCTTAGCATCAACACCAGCTCCACCACCACCCCAAGTAATAGCTCCAGAAGAAACCATTGAAGAAGTAGAGAACTGTAAAAGTCCTACCTGATAAAGATAGAAACCTACATTTGGATGAACGATTAATGTATCCAACTCATCGCCACGCTCTCCTAACAATGCACGTGCTTTGGCTACGTTTGCACCTGTTAGATAGTTAGCTTCAGCTTGTCCTGAAGATGCTCCAACTGCATAGTCTCCAGCATTACCACTAAGAGCAGTACCAAATAAACCATGTAATTGATAGAACAATCTTTGGCTATTTAGCTTGTTGATCGCATCTGCAAGTTGATTGCGGATAGCGTTCATTGGATCTTCTCCAGCAGCTAAAGTTGCTAGATCATCAACCGCATAAGCAAAGCCTCTGTGGATGATTGATGCAATCTGTGTTGCAGATCCAATTTTCTGTGGTGTTAAATAACCAGCAGTTGATGTTCCCCAACCAGCCGCACCAGTCATCACCTCTTCAGTAGGTGAAACAGGGTTGAACTCAGGAACTTGAATACGTGTACCACCTTCCTTAGCATCAAGGAAAGCACTACGAACTACAGCACCACTCTTAACGAATAAACTGCGCTCTTTTATTGCCTCTTGCACATAGCGAGACAAATTATTTCTTTTTACGATGTCCGCTAAAAGGACACCGCCAGTATAATTCTGAAACGGAGCAGCCATTTCAAATAAAGGGGATTAAATTTGCGGAATCCAAGTCACGGACTCGGCTGTTAGCTTCACCGAAACTAACTAGGAGGCTCCTGCTTCTCTTTTCAGCACGGCTGCAAGTTCAGGATCGGAACCTTCCAAGGTCATTTGCCTTGTTATGTTTATACTACCTTCTTTCCAGGGATTAGTCATGCCTGGAGAGACATTTGATGTAGGAGAAGGTTTAGCACCCATGCCAGCAGCAGAGCTGGCTTTGAAGTGATGTTCCCATCCACTACCAGGATTCTTTAAGTTCCCTATGTAATTATTTAAATCCTGTTCAACTCCTCCATTTAAGACAACAACGTCACCGTTATCGTTCTTCTTAAGTTTATCTTGAAGCAAAGATAACATTTGTTCAGCATTTACCGCACCAGAATTACTGATAGCTGAAAGTGCTGAAGTCTTAATGTTTGCAGTCTCATTGGAAGACTTTAATTGCTTTAATTCTTCATTTAAAGTGTTTATTTGCAAGTCTTTTTCTTGGGCTGTTTTGTTTGCTTCTTCCCATAGGTCTTTCCATTGCCCTTGGTCTTCAAGCTTTTGTTTCCTTTGGTCATCTGCTTTTTTATAGACATCATCTAGTTTAGTCTTGATGCCTTTAAATTTTTCGCCTTCTTCAGCGATCTTTGCCTCCAAAGCAGAAATTTTACTTTCATATTCAGCCTTAACACTGTCAAGGTTGGGAGCTTGTGGAGCTGGAGTTTCAGCCACAGGCTGTTCAGCAGGAGTCACAGACTCAGGCTGAATTACTCTTTCTTCAACCATAATTATTCAGAAAGTTTAGATTCAGGTTTTGAAGCTTTTGCCTTTGCTTTTGGCGCAGGTGCTTCTTCTTTTACAACAGGTGCAGGAACAACAGGTGCAGGAGCAACAGTTCCATTGTCAGCCGCTATTGCAGCTTCTAACTCCTCTGCTGTCGTACCATTGTCCATTTTTATGGAAGGCATAACAAAAAAGTAATACTTAACTATTATTGTAGTGTATTAACTAACTTCAGTCTCGGTTGCAGTAGGGAGAACTTCACCTTGTACCAAAATATCTCTAAATTCTTCTCTATCTATGACATTTTGATCAAACAAGGAAGTTAAAGCTGTTATATCTTGTCCAATTAACCTCTCAATATCAAAATCACGACTAATTTTGACTTCAGGTGGCTCAATTCCTAAATAATTAGCCGATAAATTAAATACCTTCTGTAACTTCTGCTCTAACTCAAGAGAAACCATTGACAACATAGAGTTCGTATCAACACGATCTAATCGTCTTGCATCTGCTGATTCTGCTACAAATTTTTGTTGAGATAATGTACTAATCCCTAAAGTTGCCATCTGAACCTGCAATTCTTGTATTTCATTGGTCTGAGCTTCAAATGCACTACTTGCTGGCTCGACATAATACACCTTATTTCCAGGTTGAGTCGCCATCGCATAGTTAACACTAATACTCATATCTTTTGTCTGATCATCCCAACCCTCTAATACCAACATTGGTTGAGATGCAACATGCAAACTATGAATTAAATCAGCTTGACGCTGGAAATGTGCCAAATTCAAATATGCAATATCCAGTAATGGTGGCTTACTTGCCAAAGTATCAGTCTTACCCGAATAAACACTAACTAAAGGCACTTCACCTAAAGAAAACGCACCAGAATCAACTAATTCATAGTCTTTTTCATTCTCTGGGCCGTCAAAATTA